GCCCCAGAGACAAAGAATTATTCGAGCAAGAGTTTATACGACTTACTTGGGACAAGCCAGACCTAACTGCTGATGAACTTAATTTATATATGAACGTGGGCAAGGAAATTATTAACTTAGAGTTAATTACTGGTCATTTGCAAAAATTAAACGAGATGTTTGAGGATGCTGGTCACCAAGATGAAATGACTGTCCGTTTAGCGGAAATTATCAAAGCCAAAAGCTCTGAATACCATCAATGCGAGACCCGCATCGAAAACCTGACAAAGAAGCTACAAGGCGACCGTGGTACGCGTTTAGCTAACCAACAAAAGGATACAGCATCATTTCTATCTATTGTCCAATTATTTCAAGAAGAAGAGGAAAGAAAAAATATGGTCAAGATAGCTGAAATGCAAAAACAAGTAATCAAAAAAGAAGCTGAACATCTAGAAGGTATGGCTGCGTGGAAGGCTAGAGTTCTCGGGATTGGTATTGAAGATGTCTTATAAATGCAAGGAATGCGGATCAGAATTCACTTCTGAAAAATCCCTACATGGCCACCTTAAAGCTCATAAAATTTATGTTGGTGATTACTATGTAAAACACTACCCGCGTTTTAACAAACTTAATGGCAACCCCCTTCCATTCAAAAAGAAGGAAGAGTATTTTGAGAATGATTTTATTAATAGATCTCAATTAGTTGCTTGGTGCAAAAAATCTGATCCCACCGAAGTTAAAGAATATATAATTGAATTAGCTAAAAGGAGAATCAAACAAAAGAATTATAAAAATGCACCTTTCCATCTTGAGCTTTTAAAAAGACAATTACCAGACCTGGATGTTTTTAAGGAGCATTTCGGTACATATACAAAAGCTTGTGACGTGATGGGAGCTGAGCCAATATTTTATAAAGGCATGCCTAAAGAGTTTAAGGAAGATATTGATGTCGAAGTATTAATCGATACTAGAGAGCAGCAGCCATTAGAATTTCCCAAATCCCAAATTTTAAAATTAGATTTTGGAGATTATACATTAGGTGGTAAGGATTTTTCTAATACATTCGTAGATAGAAAGAGTTCTGGCGATTTTTTATCTACCTTTGGGGGGCAGGTCGATAGATTTAGAAAAGAAATGAAAAGATGTGTAGAACTCGATAGTTATATGTATATAGTTATAGAAAAACCAATAAAAGCGATTGAAAAGGAAGCTATTTTTACGAAGGGTAGAAGGGCACCAAAACTGAGTTGGGTATTCTCTAATATGATTTCAATACAACACGAGTTCGCTGGCAATTGTCAATTTGTTTTTACTGACAACAGAATACATAGCGAAGAAATTATTCCCAAGCTTTTGTTTTTAGGTAATAAGCTTTGGGGCGTAGATGTGCAGTATTTTTTAGATAATGAAAACTTTTAAGAAAAAATTTATATATTTAACGCAGATGGAAAAAGAAGTTTATTTTTTAGATAGATTGTCTGGATATAAACAGTTTCCTAAAATCATAAATATAGATAAAGAGGGAAAGGAATTGGAGATGTCTTTTTGTGGTGAAGTTTTACAAGAAACTTCAAAACCAAAACTTTGGAAAACACAGATAGAAGAAATAATTAAAATTTTAGAAAAAGAGAATATTTATCATAATGATATGCATCAAAAAAACTTTGTATGTTTAAATGATGAGGTGTTTTTGATAGACTTTGGATACGCGTCAGAAGATAAGGAGGAGTTTCCATATTTAAATGTAAGCTCTTGCTTGGTTAGTGGCTGTGATTCTTTTCTTTATTTTCTGATAAAAGGAGAACAAAACTATAGGAGGAGATATCAATGAGTTGGGATAAAGGAAATCAAAAACCCCTAGATAGGGAAGATATAAATAAACAAATTTTAGATCTCGATGGCTACCTTGAAGATAATAAAGCTAAGTATTATTTATATAAATTCTTAAAGGAAAATGTAACATTTACAACAGAACTATTGACTGGAGTTGAGTTGTTTCCTTTTCAACACATGGCTGTAAAGGCTATGATGGAGAATGATTACTTTCTAGGTATATGGTCCCGAGGTATGTCCAAATCCTTCTCTACAGGTATTTTCGCTTTACTGGACGCTATGATAAACCAAGGAGTTCACATAGGTATTATTTCAAAATCTTTTCGACAATCAAAAATGATATTTCGCAAGATTGAAGATATATCTTTGGACAAAAAAGCAGAATTATTTAGGCAGTGTATTGGTAAGGTTAGTAAATCAAATGATGAGTGGTCTATGCAGATAGGCAAAAGCAGAATTACAGCTCTGCCTCTTGGAGATGGTGAAAAACTTCGTGGTTTTCGTTTTCAAAGAATTATTGTTGACGAGCTTTTGCTTATGCCAGAAAAAGTTTTGAATGAAGTCATTATGCCTTTCTTGGCTGTTGTAGAAAACCCACAAGAAAGACAAAAAATTAGCGACGCAGAAGACGCTATGATTGCCGCTGGTAAAATGACTGAGGAAGAACGTACAGAGTGGCCTTCTAATAAAATGATAGGTCTTTCTTCAGCATCTTACAAGTTTGAATATTTATATAAAATGTATCAGGCTTATGAAAATATGATCTTTAATCCTGGCGCTAAAAACCAAGGCAGAAGATGTATTATGCAGTTTAGCTATGATTGCGCTCCCAAGGCTTTGTATGATGAAAATCTTATAAGCCAAGCAAGAGGTACTATGAGTCAATCTCAAATTGATCGAGAATTTAATGCTCAATTCACAGATGATAGCGCTGGTTATTTCAAGATAAGTAAGATGGCTGAATGTACTATTGAAGATGGGGAATCACCAGCAGTCGAGGTTTCGGGGGAAGAGGGCGCTGAATACATACTAGCATTTGACCCATCATGGTCCGAATCTGAAGCTTCTGATGATTTTGCTATGCAGGTTATTAAGCTAATACCAGAAACCAAAAAAGGCGTTGTGGTACACAGCTACGCTCTTCCTGGAACGAACTTAAAAAAGCACATGACTTACTTTAAGTATATTATTGACCACTTTAATATAATTATGGTTGTGGGCGATTATAATGGTGGCGTTCAATTCATGAACTCTTGCAACGAAAGCGATTTATTTAAGAAAGATAAACTAGAAATAGGTATGTTCGATGCTGGTTTAGATAACCCACACGATTATGTAAAAGATCTAAAAGAAGCGAGGAGGGGTTACAACGTCTCAAATAAAACTATCTGTTACTTACGGAAACCAACTTCTGTTTGGATTAGAAATGGTAACGAAATGTTGCAGACTGCTTTTGACAGAAAAAGACTTTATTTTGCAGCGACAGCTATGGATGACAATTATTCGATGCAGAGAGCTAAAAAAATACCAATAAAAGATTTGAAATTTTCTAAATACGAAGACGAAAAGAATGCTGGCGCAAAAATGATTGAATTTATAGAACACCAGAAAGACATGATTGATTTAACAAAGGCTGAATGTGCTTTGATTCAAGTTTCTAGTTCTAATGGTGGTACTCAAAGTTTTGATTTACCCAGTAACCTAAAAAGACAGAAGGGAGTGGATAGGCCAAGAAAGGATTCCTATTCCGCTCTGGTACTAGGCAACTGGGGAATGAATATTTATTATGACATGATGGATGTACCAGAAGAAAGTAATCAAGGCTTTACGCCTATGTTTATTTAAAAAAGTTAAAAAAGTAACTTTTAAATTGTGTAAAGTAACTTATAATACATTATGCCTAAAAGAAAATACACAAAAAAGTCCGAGTATTGGAATAATTTTAAAAGGGTTGCCCCAGAAGCTCAAAAATCTCAAGAAGTTGTCGAACCTATGACAGCGGGCGCGGCATACCATGTTTCCCAGGGGTCGTACAGTCGATCTGGTTCTGTGAGTAACCTCTCATCGTCTCCGACAAGCGCAAGAATAAATAGATCTTCTGTTACGGCCCCTATTAACAAGTTTAGTCAAATTAGAGCTGGGATGTTGCCTTACGAAATGGCTTCTGATGGGGCTAATGTAAGAGACGCTATCGAACTTTGCCAAAAGGCTTACGCTAATGTGCCTATTTTTAGAAACACTATAGACATGATGTCAGAGTTTGCTAATGCAGAACTCTATTTAGAGGGCGGCAATTCAACTTCTAGAAAATTTTTCGAAAAGCTTCTTGATAGGATTAAAATTTGGGATCTTAAAGATCAGTACTTTAGAGAGTATTACAGAAGTGGAAATATTTTCCTATACAGAGTAGACGGCAAATTCAGTATAGAAGATTATAAAAAGTTTTCCCAAACCATTTCAGACGGACCCTCTTTGAATAAGTTTCCATTGAAATATGTTGTTTTAAATCCTTTTGAAATAGTAGCTAAACGTAGCACTGTATTTAACACAAAAGATGGAGGTTACGCAAAAATACTTTCTGAGTTCGACATAGAAAGATTAGCTAGTCCTAAAAACGATTATGATAAGGCTGTGTTTGATGCCTTGGACCCAGAAATAAAAAAACAAATTCAGGATGGCGCTTATTTTAAAGACGGACTTCAAATAAATTTAAAAAGCGAAAAAATGTCGTATAGTTTTTACAAGAAACAAGATTATGAGCCATTCGCTATTCCATTTGGTTACCCAGTCCTTGAAGACATTAACGCTAAGATGGAGATGAAGAAGATGGATCAAGCCATCATGAGAACGGTTGAGAACGTAATCCTTATGATTACAATGGGAGCGGAGCCAGATAAAGGAGGCATAAACCCCAACAATGTAAAGGCTATGCAAACGCTTTTTCAAAACGAGTCTGTTGGTCGTGTGCTAGTTTCCGACTATACAACAAAAGCTGATTTTGTTATTCCAGACATCAATAAAGTAGTCGGCCCTGGCAAGTACCAAGTTATCAATCAGGATATCAAAGATGGCTTACAAAATATAGCGCTGAATGATGATAAGTATAATGGCGCTGAAATGAAAACTCGTGTATTTCTGGATAGACTCAAGGAAGCTCGTGAGGCGTTTATCCAAGACTTTTTACAGCCAGAGATTCGTAGAATTGCTCTAGACTTGGGTTTTAGATCCTACCCGACTGTTAAGTTTAAAGATATTGATTTACGCGACGAAACTCAATTGATGAGAGTCGCTACAAGACTTATGGAGCTTGGTCTTATTACTGCAGAGCAAGGAATGGAACTTTTTCAAACTGGAAAATTCCCGTTGGCAGAAAACCTAGAAAAAGCTCAAGAAAAATTTGTAGAACAAAGAGAGAAGGGTTATTTCAACCCAATAGTTGGTGGAGTTCCTATGATTGACCCAGAAACTGGCGAAGAAGAACCAGAAAAAACCAGCAAACCAACAAAAGGCATGTCTGGTCGCCCAGAAGGTTCTAAGGATCAATTTTCTAGAGAAAATATTCAAGGTACTATTTATGAAATAGAGGCATTGAATTCTATAGCTAAAGAAAAAATGCTAGAAAAACTAAACACAGAATCTCTTAATGAAAACCAAGAAAAAATGATAAGCCAATTATGCGAATCTGTTATCTGCGCATCAGAAAAAGAAAATTGGACAGAAACCGTTACTTCTTGTGTAAATGATTTTAGTGAAATCGAAAAACTAGGCTCACTGGAAGGTGTTCTTAGTATTTCAGAAGCACACAGATTAGAGATTTACCCTTCAGCAATTTTACACCATTCAAAATGAAAAAAATTAAAAACCCACTCGTAGCGGATATAAAACGCTCTAACGGAGATATAGAAATCTCGATTGCTAAAAAATATAGCGAAAAAGAAGAAGCTATGTACAAATCATATATGAGTGTTTGTGCTATGGATGATAAAGCTCTAATTGATACGGCAGAAATGGGAGACAAAGAAACCTACGCAGCCTGCTCAATGCAGTACGACAAAATGAGAGCTATGATGAATGAAGTCGGTGAGGGTGGATTAACAGAAAAACAAAAACAACTCCCTGCAGCTTTACAAAAAGCAATTCTTGAAAAAATGAAAAAGGATGCATAAGTATACCACAACTTTTGAATTTGAGATTAAAGCCTGCGAAAATATAGCTGGTATCAATGTAAGTGAAGCTAATATTGAAAATTTAAGATCTTTAATACCCACCTCTGTAGATTTAGAAAAAAATATAGATTTAATGGGTGTGGCATTTAATGCTGCTGTTGTAAACGAATTTAATAAAAACGGGGACGGTATCGACACCAAAACCGCAATCGAATCGGTGCAACAGTTCATCCATAAGCCAACCAATATAGAACACAACAAGAAGAAAGTTGTGGGACATATTGTCAATGCTGGATTCAGCGATTATTCAGATAGCACTGTTTTAATCAATGTAGACGAAAATGAAAAAGACCCATTTAATATTGCTCTTGGAGCAGTCGTTTACAAAACAGTTGATAGAGAGTTTTTTGACATGCTTGAAAACAGCACCAACCCCAAAAACACTATGTATAATACTATTTCTGCAAGTTGGGAAATTGGATTTAGTGAATACAGCATCGCTATCGGTAGTAAGAATTTAAAAGACGCCGAAATAATTTCAGATCCAGAAAAGGTGAGCGAAATGAAGGGCATGCTAAGAAGTTTTGGCGGAAAAGGCATGACTGAAGATGGTCGCCCAGTTTATCGTTTGATTACTGGTAATGTATATCCACTTGGTATAGGTTTTACTATGAAGCCAGCCGCAAATGTAAAAGGTCTTATTAGCAACGAATATGAAAAGGGAGATGATACAAAAGAAGAAAAAGAAGAATCTGTTTCAAACTCCAGCAAGCAACAGGCCAAGCATTTACAAAAAATATCTGACAAAATTTCACAAAATTTAAAAAATACTGTAAACAATACTAAAATCATGGACTTAGAAACACTCTTATCAGAATTAAAGGACTCTCTCGCAGAAAAGAAATTTTCTGAAGAAGCAGTCGCTGGCATGACTTCGACTTTTGCCGAAGCCATTAAACAAAAAGATGACGAGTACCAAGCTTCCCTTGAGGCTGCGGAAAAAGAGAAGACTGAAATCGCTGCCGCGAGAGAAGAGCTTCAAAATTCTGTAGAAGCTATCAAAGAGGAACTTAAGGTAGCTCAAGAGCGCATTAGCGATTTTGAATCAGAGAAGAGAGCTGAAGAAGCTGTCGCTCGTTTCAACGCACGTATGGAAGAAATCGATTCTATTTATGATCTTGAAGAAAGCGATAGCGCTTTTATCGCTGAGAAGATTAAAGGTCTCGATGGTGCTGAAGAATCTTTCGCATCTTTCAAAGATGAACTCGCTGTTTTTTGGGCTTCTAAAAATAAAGAAGCTAAAGCGAAGATCGAAGATGAAATCAAAGCTCGTGTTGAAGCAGAAATTGAAAAGCGTCTTACTACAGTAGAAGCTTCTGAAATCACTGAAGAAGTGGTTGCTGAAGAAGTTGATGTTGAGCAAGCTCTTGAAAATGCAGAAGCTACTGACACTGTTCTCCCTAACAATAACGAAGCTCAAGCTTCAAAAACAACTTTAAAGGAAAAGTTCGCTGCTGCGTTTAGCCGCGACAATATCCTTGGATAAAAAATATTTAAACTAAAAAAAATTATGGCATTAAGATTACTCCCATTCAGACAATATAACGAGCATGACGTAGTAAATATGTTTGCTCTTAACTCCGCTTCGGCACTTGAGTCCACCACTAGTGATGGCGCAGGTTCCAATGGCGTTTTTGTTAAAGTAACAGACGGAAATCTCGACCAAGATACCATCACTTATGGTAGTGATTCTTATCTTGGTAAGACAGATTATCCTTTTGTTGGCGGCGACATGTACCCAACTAATCCCCTTGAAGTTAGCCCAGCTGCTTCTGGTGAATTCCCTCTGGGACTCACTCTGAATCAAACCGCTAAGGCTGACGAAAATGGAGAAAAACTCATTTATAACACAACCAAGAAAGAGGAGCTTCAAGCTGTTCTTCCTGGGCAAAGTGTTCCAGTTGCAACTAAGGGTATTTTCACTCTTTCTGCAAATGCTATCGAAGGTGGAGCAGCATCTGTTTTCGCTATTGGTGGCGGCTTCGAAGTTGCTGGTACTGGCACCGTCGGTCCTGCTACTGCGGGTGCTGCTGGTTCTCTCGGTACCATTCTTGGAACTGGTTCTCGCGCCTCACAAGGCGGTCTTACTGATCAATTCGCTGGTGACTATGTAGTCGTCAAGCTGGGTTAATAAAAAAAAAGAATTTAACAATATGAAAATTACTTTAAAAAACACTCCCGAACAAGTCGAACTCGTAAAAGCAATGGCTTCTCGCAACCGCGATGTAGCTTATGAAGCACAAACTGCTCTTGCCGAATTTATTGGCCCTGTTCTCGCAGAAGTTATCAACAATGCTCCAGCATTGTCTAACCTCTTCACTACTCTTCAGTATAATGCTGATGACAATCCTTCGATTCCATTGGATCTGTATTTCGATGTTTCTGAC